ATTAAATCCTCAACAGATTTTATTCTGCCCTGTTGAATAGTTTCATATCCTTTATCCCAACACATATCTTTTAAGGGGTAGGGCACAGATATTACATCTTTATCAGCATCTAATAGATGCTGTAGACTATGTGGTTTAAATGCTATGTCCGAATCTATAAATAATAAGTGTGTACATTTAGTTTGTAAAAAAGCAGAGACACATAGATTTCTACCTTGTGTGACAAGTGAAGACTTGAACAATTGAAACATCAAGTTAATTTTATTATGCCAACAATATTTTTGTAATTCTAAAGCTGACTGAGTGTAATGTATGGATACATCAGAATGACAAGGTGTGCCAACAAACACAGAATATTTTACATCATCAGATTTTTCTTTTTTGTTAAACCAAATAGGCTCATGATTTTGCATTTAAAACTCCTTCTAAAAAATTAGTCCACTCCATCTTTCTTTTATTCCAAGAATAAAACTTTTTATAAAAATCTTGTTGCATCTGTAAATGTTCTTGGCATCTATCATGATGTAAATAATCAACCACTGAATCAATTGCATATGCAAAACACTCAGACATATTTTTATAGTTTGTGTCATATTGAACATATACAGGCCACTCAGAACAAGTTTCAAATAAAGCACCATAGTTTGTGGTAATCATATGTAGTCCTGCACCTAAGGCTTCAATGGCTGATATACAAGATGTTTCTTCCCAGTTATTACTATATGGAAATATTTGATAGTCTGTTATGTGTTCACATATGTAATCATTACTATGCCAACCTCTATAATTAACATTTTTAAGTTGTGCTGCTTGAGCATATAAAGATTTGTATTGATCATCGTTTGCATCCATGAACTGATCGCCATAAATTTTTGTGGATGAAAACACATCAAGGGTGATGTTGTCATTCTTTAACAATTGCATAGCACCAAGTATAACATTCAAACCTCGCCATGGAGTTGGATGAAATATCATTTTGATTGGGTCACCCTTTTTAAATGTTTTTCTTTTCGGAAAATTTTCTATTGCGTTTTTTATCACCGTGCATTTTTCTGTTGGCACTTTGTATACCATTCTAAATTTTTCATAACACCAATGAGAGTTAAATACATACCAATCATACTTTTTGTGGTTATCTTTATCCTTAAACCAACCTGCAAGGTTTGGTTGATCATATGAATTTTGTTGCCAAAGAATATTTATTTTATCTTTTGCTAGGGGAATTTTTTCTGGAACTGAAGTAGTTATTTGAAAGTTGTCTAGAAGTTTTGAATCTATATATTTTTCTAATAATTTATATTGTAACTCTGTACCACCTATTGGATTCATTATTTGGTTTTACCAAATACCTGGAGAGATGCAACCTCAATAGCTACGTCTTGTTGTAGATCATCCACAGTAGTGTCAGTAGTGGTATCAGCAACATCAGCATCAAAATGAGCTTTGTTATCATATGTTTTTCCTGTCCTTTTGTTCTTAATTGTTTCTACAACCTTTGCTTTGTATACAGGAACTTTTTTACCATCTATAATTTTAAAATTTTCGTGATCAGCCATTTAACGTCCTTGTCTATTGTAAGGTTTATAATCTCTTTTCTCTGACTTTGAAAGACTTTTTTTGTGTCTTCGCGGCCTCTTTTTTGGTTTTGGCCTTGGTACAAAGTGTACAAATTTTTGTCTAGCCATTTTCTTGAGATCTATCTATTAAAGCATAATTAATTACACCAGTAACAACATTACTAACACTTGCTTCTGCTGTAATTGAATCACCTGCCTCTAAATTTAAAACACCACTAACTGCATTATCAGAACTATCTGATGTCATTGTTTTTTGATAAAATTGAAATGTCGTGCCATCGTTGATTGCAGCTTTGACTGCAACATCAGAACTATGATCATTTGCAATCAACACACTTTTAACAATAGCCACACCACTTGTTGGACATGTAAATAAAGTTTTTACACTTGTGGTGTCTAGTGCAAAACCTGCGTTTTTGTATTGTATTGTCATGATATAAAAAAATTAAATGCTTGTTCTTCGTTTTTCAAATCCTCTTGATAAGATGTGTTTAATTGCGTCTTAACTGTATCTAAAGATTGAATGATTTGTCTTTGATTTTCAGACTCATATTTTTCTTTAGGTTCAGGTATGTAGACTGTAATTTTAGCCATTAGTATCCTCCCATTCCAGCTGCCGCATCGGATTGAGCTGCTGCAGAAGCACCACCATCGTGATCACGACCTCCACCGCCTCCTCTAGCTGCGTCTTGTGCTGAAACTTGAGCTGATGGTCTTTGTGCCATTTGTTTTTGTAAACCTCTTGCTTGTGCCATAGATCTAGCAGCGGCATCTCTTCTACCTTGTGCACCACCATATCTTTGCATATCTAAATAATCTGCTAAAGATGTTGCTTGTCCAAAATCACTTGATCGTATTCTGTCATTTAAATTTCGTAGACCACCTAACATCATTGACCCAATACCAATAGGACTAAAACCTAATCCCATCTTAGAGCTAAGTTTATTCATGATTAGATTTTTACCAATATCTTTAATAGATCCCATACTAGATGAAGCATTATTTAATACCAAAGGTAAACCACCACTTTCATTTGCTTGAGCTGGCATCTGACTCATTACAAAATCTCTATAAGTAGCAAAATCTGGATATCTCGCTTGTAAGGCTCTGTTGGTGCTATACTCTTGAAAGAGTGCTTCTTCGTTCATTATCTCATACCATCCTGTGATACATCTGCTCTAAAAGTTCCAAATCTCCAGTTATCATTTAATGCAGAGTTTTCAATTTTAATATTTGCTAGTCTTCCTCTTACTCTTGTGTCTATTTTTGATGTAGCAGAATTAACCACAAACGAAACAGTCGTTGTATTTCCTGCAATTGGAAAGTCTTTTGTTCCAAGTGTAATAGATACATTACCAGAAAGATTTTTAAAATCTGGTAGGAATCTTCTTATATTTAGGAGAAACTGACCATCACCTTCTACTGGTAGGTCAAAATCACCTGATTGTACAAAACAACTAATAGGTTCTTCTGTACCATTCAGATTAATTTTATTCAATCCTGTCTCATGTTCAAAATAAGTCGTGGCACCAAACTTATTTGTTACACCTTGTATTACTGGAAATTGTGGTGTCGTTGTAGCATCATATTCTGTTGCATATGGATTCGCATAAGTTACAGAGTCAGCATAAGTTGTTCTAGCTAATGACATTGTAGACCAAGTATTTTCAACATAATTATAAGTTACAGACCTATCTACCTGCACTGATGGTCCGGTGGTCGGTGTCCCTTTTGGATAAAACCATAGTATCTCGTTATACAAAGAGTTATGCGCACCAAATACAATTTGATTAGATGCATAATTAATTCCAAGATTGTCACCATCAGTCGTAAATACAAAGTCCTCTACAAGTGATGGCAGTAGTTTTACTGTACCATCAAACACAAAGAAGCCACCTGAATTACCCATCCAAAATACTTTACCATCTGCGTACACTGCTGCGTGTGGGCCAATACATCCACAATTAGTACCAACTTGTCTGATAGAAAAAGTAAAAGGTGGACCAACAAATTGCATTGTATAAGCTGCTTGGTCAGTCAAAATTAAAACATAATCTTTACCATTTACAGCTGCAACAATTGTGTTTCCGGTGTCCAGTCTAAATGTTCCTGCAGTATTGGTAGCATTTGGTGCATATAAGTTAAAATTTTCTTGATCACTAAATCTAATAAACATTGGATCTTGTGTAGTATTATCACCTACCGTTGTTTCAGTTCCAAAATGTATAAAATGTCTATCTCTATCAGATACAATTGTTGATACAGATTTTGTTGGAGCACTTGCCATCTCTGTGCATCTATTATTTAATGGATTACTTACTCTTGGATCCCAAGTAAATGTTTTTCCATTTCTAATTGTTGCAGTTAGTATTGCACCAAAATTATCTAAAGACCAGTTACCTGGGTCTAGAATAACTGATGAAGTTGTTGTTTGTTGTCCCCAACCTATAAAGTTTGTTATCTCTGTGACAGCTGATCCATCACTATGTGCAGCTGTTGAAGTACCTTGTGCACCTCTTGTAATACCAGTAAGATCATTTGAACTTACACCTGTGTATGTAATTATTTCTTGGTCTACTAAAATTGTGCCACCTGTACCGGAGAAACCTGTTGCACTTGTTAGTGTAATACTTGTTCC